TAATTCTTCAGCAATTTGTTTTGTTCTAGCACCTATTTCTGCTTGCTGGCTTATGGCTTTTTCTCTCATCATAGAAACAGAGCCTGGAAGCCTTCCAATCGTTGTCTCAAGACCTTGTATCACGCCACTACCAGTTGCTTGACCAGCAGATGGAGTTGTTCCAGCAGCCGCAAAAGACTCGATATTTCTGCGTATTTCCTCTTGAGTTGCTCTTGCTCTGCCAAGCTGACGCAATGATGCCTCACCAATAGGTCCTGCGGTTGGGATTATAGCACCAGCCAATCCAGCAGCCGCTTGTCCTACTGGACCTGCTCCAGCCTGCTCTGCAAGGCTAGATCCTATTGCGCTAGTAACTCCAGATGCAGCCTGCATGGCTGGGCGTTCGGTTAAAACTTGCCCAACTCCACGCAATACTGGCGAGACAGCTTGCGTTGCCAATTTGCCAGCAGCCATTCCACCGCCCATTCCAGTAGTTGCCTCAATAATATTGGAGCGCATCCTTTCTCCAGCAGTTACTGGACGAGGCAATCCAATGTCAGTCTTTATCTCATCAAGAAGTTCGCCAAGAGGCTTTCCTTGCCCAGTTAATGATGAATATACCCTAGATCCAATATCTGTAAGAAGACCAGCCGTAGCACCAACGGCTGCACCTGGGAGCGCACCAACCCCACCGAGCGTTGCACCAATTCCAGCACCAGTAGCAGCACCAACTGTGATTGGGTTAATAGCTGCTCTTGCAGTAAGTCCAGTTTCCCTTGCTAAAGCCTTACCAACTCCTTCTGGCTGTACAGCAGATTTAGCCTCAGAATAGTCGCTAATTACTTGTTGCGCTATTCTGTCTTGTTCTGCCTCGGAGAGATTGTCTGGGACTTCAATCTTCCCTATATTTTCAATCTCAATGAATGCCATTACTTAACTCGTATTACTTTTCCAGTAGCTGGATCAGTTGTGTATTTGCCGACAACCCCAGTTGCTCCTTTAGAAGTCTGGCTTGGTTGTGCAGTTCCAGCATCAGATCCACCACCAATTTGAAGCGATTGAGGAATGTCGAATCCAGCCTCTTGATATGCCTGCAATTTATCCAAATATTCCCTCTTGCGCTGGGCTGTAAATAATTCAAGTCTTTGCTTATAATCTCCAGTATATGGATCTCCAATTTCTTGTAAAAATCTTTTTGCCTCTTCATCTGTTACTTGCGCGCCAGACCTTGCTTTTAATATTTGATCTCTAACTCCAGCATACGCTTGATTCATTGTAGTGAAATCTGGACTCATTCCAAGATAGGATTTTCCAGCTTCAATACGTCCAGAAACTGGGCCATAAAGATTTTCGCTAGTTGTTTCAAGTGCTTTTGATCCCAACTGAACAAGATTCTTAAACTCAACAAGATCCTCGGCTTGTTTGATCGGCAACTTCTTAAAGTTTTCTTTGGCATTCTTGAATTGAATGTCGCGCATTGCCCTTAATGCGTCAGCACCGTATTTATCCCCAGCTTGGTCTGCTTGGTCAATCTGCTGATTGATTGAAGCCAGTCTTTGCGCGCCCATTTGAGTGCGGCGAGTCATTACATCATTTACTTGCTCTTCTGGTATAACGGTTGGAACTGCTCCTATTCCCTCAACCTGCCTAGTTCCGCCAAGTTCACCAGCCCTAGTATAAGCAGCCGCCTTTTGACCAGTTGTAGCATTTGGATCTTGCAAGACTTGCAATGATGCATCTATTGCAGCACCTCGCGTAGCTGGGTCTTCTTTTTCAACAGCCATTCGCAACATCCTTGTTCGCAATTCGCGCTCCTGCATATCGGCTTCGCGAAGTTTCTTTGTTTCTGGCCCTTCAAAATTAAAGCTTAGTCCCATATTTATCTCCTATTTGCCAAATGAAAAACTAGGTATTAATGAACCTATGCCAGATGCAATCGCTCCAAACTGTTGCGCTCCGCTTGGCTGGCTAGCAATTGCACCAACCTGCGCGCCGTATGTTCTAGCACTGTAATCAGCTTGTGAATTATAAAGCTGATTAAACGCATTGGTTAGCTGAACTGGAATCTGCTGGTCAACCGCTTGATAGAAGTTAGCAGCCGTTGACGGCTGTTGATTAAACCCACCAGGCAATGCTTGGTTGGCTTGGATATACTGCTGCATCGCGCTCTGCTGTTGCCCCGTGCGTGCGCCTGCGAGATTGTAGATGGAAGGTCCGCCACCAATGAAGTTGGCAGCTGCTCCAAGCCTATTCTGACGCAATGCGTCACGGAACGCTATATCAGCTTTGAGCGCATCACCAGTTGACTGACCAGATCCAAGGAAGCTCTGTGCTGCTCCGTAACGCGCCAGCTTGCGTTGCTCGCCAGCCGCACCGATCTGTGAGGCTTCTTGTACTGCTGGTCCTAGACCAAAGACGTTGCCACGGGCAGTCTGTGCGGCTCGGATAGATTGCTCGTATCCACGCCGTTCTTCCGCGCCAATGGTCGAGCCAAGGCGTAATTGATTAAGAGCCTCGTCCTCAATGGTCTTGCGGATTTGCTCAGTCTCTGGCGTGGTCGTTGCACCAATCGGCTCAGTTGCCATCTGGCGATACTGCTGGCCCAAGCCAACCGCAGTGCGGTAGGAATCTGGATCAATCTGGAAAAGCTGTTGGGAAGCACGCTCTTCGGGTAGCTGGACGAAGGATCTAAACGATGTGATCTCTTTTAGTCCTTCGGGGCTATCCATCGTGATAGGCGTAAAATTCTTTTGCATATCCTGCGCGCTAGTGACTGCGCTGGTTACGCTCTTTAAGTCATCGTTGAGTTGCTTGATGAATACCTCTGAACCCGTCCTACGAGCATCGCCAGCGGGAAGTTCGGCAAGAAGTTTGTTGGCCGCAGTAAGCCGTTCATTGATGCCAGCAATCTGCGTGTTACCACGCTCAATCACGCTGTTGAGGCGGGATAGCTTTGTGTTGTTGTAATCATCAACGATCTGCTGGTCGGATACTTGAAAGTTTAGCATTGAGCCAAGGTCAGACGATCCGTAGTTACGCCCAGCAGAGAGTTGGGATAAGGCTTGGTTAAAGGCTGGGCCAGCATTTGCGCCTTGTTGCGATCCAGATCCACCAATAACAGACTGTATTTGCTGGGCGAGCGTATTATACTTTGCTTCTTGTTGAGCAATTTTATCATTGCTTATCTTTTCCTCTATCCCAAGAAATCTTGCATTTAATTTCGCGTCTTCGATTGCTTTGGGAACATTAAAAGCCCTTCCACCGCGAAGTACCCCAATTTCATATTTTTGAGGATCTAAACCCATTTCTGTTATTAGTTTTGCAGAATAACCAGAAGCAGATGAATTTAACTCTGGTTGAGCGTGAATCGTGACTTGATTTCCGACTCCATAAAAATATGCTCCATTATTTTGACCTGGCCTATTTTCTGGTAACGAAGAAATTGCCTTACCAGCATTTTCTATTTTTTTATTTAGTTCGTCAAATGTCATTACTTTTTAACTTCTAAGCTTGGGTTTTCAATGTTCGTGCCAATCGTGCCGTAGAAATCAACTGGCCCTGGCTGGCGGTTAAACGCAACATTCTGCTCAACTGAGCTATACGGAGATGCCCCGTAAAGACGCTCGAACTGGCGGGTCATCTGATCGCCTAATCCGCGATTCAAAGCGTAAGCTTGCGGGCTAGTCTCATACTGTCTGCGCAATCCCTCCAGCGTGCGTTGCGGTCCGTATTGGCGTTCTAGTTGCATCCCAGACTGCACCCCTGCCTGCTGATCCAAGGCTGATAGTTGGCGTTCTAAGCCGCGCTGGGCTGGTAGATATTGAATGCGAAGTTTGTTTTCTAGTGCGGCCATAGCTGGAGCCTTTTCAATATAGGTATCAATGTTCATCCGATAGGCAGCAGCGTTTGCCTGTGCGACCGCTGCTGGATCGGGCGGAGGGGGCGGTGAAGGAATAGAAGGTGATCCACCCATGGTGTTAAACCCTAGCCTTTCGCATAAATGTCATATAGTCGTAACTCCTTGGTTTGCCAGAACGATTAAAGGTGATCCGCTTGCGAGGACCGAAACGCTCCCAAAGGAGCAACAGCAAGCAACGTAGAGATTTACCACCCTTTGAGGAGATCGTCAAGTCAACAAAGACATTCTCCCCATCTTCGCTATGCACATAATGGTCAGCCTTTTGACCGTCCTTGACGCACCTAGCCAAAGCCACGCCAGCTATCTCCTCCCCATCCTTAACCACCCCAACCATGCCCTGCTTCTCAAACCAGCCGTACCAAGCCTCTAGGTTAGGCCACATCGACTCTGGAACACCGCTTTGCTCAATATATTCAACAGCCGTCATATCGTTTGCTGGATCTGGATTGTGTCTGGGTTAGCCGCTGCCATGATCTGGCGGATAGCCATCTTGTTTGCTGAACTAGAAATCTTGATATTGATTAAACGCCACTTCTCGTACTTGCGCAGATCGCTGGCAAGCTTCTTCTTGACCGAGGACGGAAGGACGGCTGGAAGCACGAAATCAAGGGTTAGGGTTGAACTTGCTATGTTTATATTGGGCTGAACACTGACATCCCCGACATCAACGTCACGCTGGATAAATACGTTCGCATCGCTTGAGAATGAGTTATCAAATACAATCTCGAAGTGGCTGCCATACTTGAGGGAGAAAGGATCTCCAAAGTTAAAATCTTTTGTTCTTACGAAGGACTCATAAGATGTTCCAGAATCAACGTAATCAGATGAGGTAGTTCCAGCGGGACTCTTAAACCCAGCGTACTTACTGATAAGTCCTGTTGTATTTTTCAACATCAACCTTGAGCCTTCGGCGTTAAAGTTGGTTAAAGCAAACTGCATTACCTTGGGAGTCCAGGTTCCCTCAAACACTCCTAGCGCGGTGTTGTACACTAGCAGGGTATCGTTGGTATCATTGGCCTCGGTTGGAATAGCCAGAAAGTATCTATTGTCGTAATACATGGCAGTAGATACTGCGATAGCCTGCGTGTTGATGCTCTGGATAACGTCCTTAACTATCTCTGAAATCGGTATGCCAACTGAGCTAAAGTCATCCGCTACTGACCGCACCAGCGACCTAATTCCGTTGTCGGACAAAAACAATATATCGCTACTTACTTGAACCGCAGTGCCAGTTGCCACGCATCCAGTATTGTTGGATATGATGGACACAATCCAATCCGCTGCTGTGGTTGCATCACTTGGCACATCCACTTGGAATACCCTGCGCTTCTTGAATACGATTATCCTATTCTTATAGTACGGAACGATTGCAGTTATCTCGTCACCATCATCGCCGTTGACAACAATGCTGTTGGTCGCATCCCATACCGAAGGATCAAGAATGTCGGAGGCATAAAGCGTGTTTCGGTTAGACCCAGAACCAACTGCGAACAACCTATTCTCCGTGTTAATCAAGAGCCTCAAGCCTTGTGGTGGCGGGCTGACCGTAGCTGTGGCAGTCGCGCCAGACCCATTGCCAACGATTGTGATTGTAGGTGCTGCCAAATAACCAGAACCACCGTCAACAACGGTCACGCCTGTTACTGCGCCACCAGCAACTGTTGTAATAAATGTTGGCACTGTCCCGCCCAAATTTGGTCCAGTAGCAATTGCTGTTGCGCTGGTGTATCCGCTTCCAGCAGTAGTAACTGTTACAGCGCGAACCTTGCCCCCTTGCCTTGTAATAATGCTACCATCCCAATAATGAAAGTCTCCGTCTGCATCGGCCAAGTACATCTTGTTATTAAACTGAGCCATCGAAACTTCAGTTGTGCTTAGGACTGAATAACCATTAGCCCATTGCTGGGTGGTGTAGGAGTCCCATGTATTTGTTAATTGAAGCCAAGTAGCATCAATTGGATGCAAGGTTGCAGTGCCATTTGAATCAATGCTAAAGAACCTTCCATTGGTTACAGTCAGCAACTGCTCATTAGCGGCAGTTTCGTAGTAGCGCATCCCGCCCACAGAACCAACCGCGCTTGTGGCAGTAGTGCAAAAGTTTGTTGTGCCAACGCGAGTTTCAAGGTTGCCCTTTGGAGAAAGGGTCATGTTTTGTAACTGCTGTACTTGATTCTCGGCTAGTAAGTCAGATTGCAGGCCGCTGGCTTGACCGCCTAAAAAGCTTCTAATGCCGTCAAACGCCAAGAGATCGTCTAGGTTATTGTCGTAGTAAGGCATGACTGCCCCTCTTTAAGCCGAGAACATTTCTTCTATGGTTAGCTCGCCCAAACTTTGCGGAGTGATCTGCTTGATGCCGCCAACCTGGCTCAACTCGTAGTTAGCCATAGCCGCAAGGTCAGAGTTAGCAGTCTGCGTGATGGCTTGCGCCTTGGCATACTGCCGTTCACGCTCAAGCGCGTCAGAGTGGGTTAAGGCTAGAACCAAGTGATGAACGTGGGGTAAGCGGAGTTCGTCATTTAAGGCGGAACTAGATGGAGGAAAGTCAACGATGTAGTTTGTTCTAGTAAGACACTTTAGTTTTTCGACAACGCGCAATGGGATTGTGCCAGATGTTGCAAGCCTTGGGTAAAGGTTTAGCTCTGCAACGCCACTGCTGTTCCTGCCCGTAAAATGATAGGTATCTGGATCGCCAGTACGCGCATCGTCAAGCAAGCCTGGGTCTTGGCTGATGATTGTGGCCAGGTCAATCGGGTCAACCTCTGCATCGTTGTAGGCCACGGAAAGAGGTGTCTCTACATTGCTACCAAGCGTGATTAAACGATTCGTTCCAACCGAATAGGTGGAGTTGGTGACAGTCTCACGCCAAGGCGCAAAGTCCCATACGCGCCGATAGGCTAGGCTTGCAGCCTTCTGCAAAAAGGTAAGCGTATCCGAGTCGGTCTTGCCAACCTTCTCGCCTGCGTACTGAGCGATTTCAGTTATGGTCATTTACAGTCTCCTCTGGAGTTGGTTCGGGTTGTGGAATGGCCTCTAGGTTAAACCTCTCGAAAACCTCTCCATCAATCTCCTCTGTGTACGCACCAGTAACTCGATAGCCTTCTGGAACGCTGGCTGGAGTATAAGGCTTAATACCTACTTCAGCAAGTTGCTCCCTACTCCAGCACCAGAAGATGCTGGCAGGGTGGTTGACATCGCCAATGCGAATGCCTTCGGGTTGACGGATGATGTTATTGTTTGATGTGATCCACATAGTTACTCCTTATCTTGCCCTTGCGTATTTGAATGGTGACTCGGCGAAGGCTGCGAAGATGTATGTTTGTGCTGCATTTGGCGTAGTTGTTATTGTTATTAATTTGAATCCATTTGAAACAAAATCAATTCCGCTTATTGTAGCATCTGCCGCAGTGGTATTGGGAACAAGGTTTGTTGATGCAACATTAAATGTGTTTCTTTTATTGTCATAAATCAGCCAATCATCTATTTCCGTACTTGATTTAATCAATATAAAGGAAGGCAAGAATCCGCAATAAACAAACGGACCATCAGCTGCTGCATTTCCAGTGTAAGAACCAAATTTGGAGTAGCCTTCGACTTCGGCGAAGAGGTAGGCGATAAAATTCTTTCCGTTTTCGTTTGCGGCTGCTGAAGTCCCAACGGAAAAAACTGTACTTGTTGGGGCAGTGCTGTTCCAGATTTCAGGAACTAAATTTTCTGAATTATTTGTGTTAAGTCGAAGCCTGTAAGCTGCACTTGTAAGGTTTGCGTGGTAAACTTGCCAGTTTTGTGAAATTGAAGAATCTCTGTTTCTTGCAATCATCATCTTCGGAGCAACGCCGAGGTTATGGGAAATAGTGCGGTTGGCTCCGTTGCCTGTATAGCTGACAATATCCATCCCAGCTATCGGTGCTTCGTCCCAAGCCCATGCAACGTACTGGGTTCCGCTGGTATTGACTAAACTGCTTGTGCCAACCGTAAATCCATTTGATCCAAAAGCTGTCAATCCTGTCGAGCTTGTCACCTCCGCTGCAGTGCTATTTGTGGAAAGCTGAAGCTGGGTTCCGCGAGTTGTGTCATAGACGGCATGATCCGTCGCTCCTCCTCGATTCTTGATCCATACCAAGTCGGGACTAAATCCAAGGCTGGAGATTGAATTGGATGCGCCAGTTCCAGTATAGGTAACAGTATCAAAATAACTACTTGGCTTCTTAATTGTCGGAGTCGGAAGGCTGGTTGTGCAAAGTGCCTTGAAGCCAGTTGGTGCAGTAGCAACAAATTGCCGTTGCCCAGCGTTTAAGGATGCGGTTATGCTTGCACCAGTGCTTGCAAAAACAATCGGAGGTGTTACAGCCGTTGCTTGGCTTGTAAAAGAACTTCCGTCGGTTACATTTGCATACTCAAAAACGCCACCTTGCGAAAGTTTGAATCCAAAAGTTTTTGCTGAACCAACAGTAACCGTGCTTGTTGCCGCCGTGGATATGATTCCAGCAAGGCAGGTTCCTCCAGTTGAGGTCACCTCCCAATAGGAATTATATTTCATCAACTCTTGGTTTCCTCTGGCTGTGCCATTTGTGACATCCAAATTTCCGTTTGAGGCCAAATCTCCAGGCACAAGAGAATTCCAAGTACAATAATTCCCCCTCACCTCGCCACCAACACCTGTATCACTACCATAGTTTGTCGGGCTATCCACAAGGCTATCATTGCCTGCGCCTGCTGTGACTGAAAAGTTGTTAGTAGTCCATGTATTGCCATTCCCGCTTGAGTCAGTTCCAAGTGCTGCCGTTGAGCTGTTATCTGCAAACTTGAGATAAAACCCATTCGTCCCATACGAACCGCTGTACGCCTTGGCTTTCCATCGTCCAGTAACTGCATCGGTTTCGCCAAGGCTGGATGGTGTTAAGGCTTGTCCGTCTATGAAATTGATTTCGGTTAAATAACAATTCGTAAAATTTCCAACCCCCGTTGTTGCCGTTCCAATATAATGAGCAATGTTATTATTTATATAGCCATCATAGTTTTGGCTAATTGAAGAACGATTGTCTGTTGAGAATGAGGTTTGTTCAGAACCATTTACATAAAGTTTAAGTCTATTTGTTGCCGTTGCTTGAGTTGAGTCAAAGGCCAAAACTAAATGATACCAAGAAGAGATATCTCTGAATATGGCATTTGTCAAAATCAAAGATGTTGATGCCCCCGAAATTACCTCGGTAACTTGCAGTCCTGAATTAGACATATTAAATACAAAACGATTTGAATCATCAACTCTTGCCGCAAAAAATCTAGAAATAGCAGATGCGCTTAAAACCTTAGCCCACCCACTCCAAGTCCAAGTCTTTCGGTTGCTTGCACTGCCTGGAGTCCGATTCAAATACGCCGAGTCAGACGAATTAAACCGCAGGCTACGGCTTACTTGGTAGGTATCATTATCACCGCCTTGCGCTCCAAGCAGGCCGTTTGGATGGACAGGCCAGGGCATGGTGAATTACGAGAAGTTCTGGCTGGCTACACCGAAGAGGACAGTTCCGTTGGTTACAAAAGAAAGAACGTCAACCTGGGCAGAGCCAGTTGACAATACAGGGGCAGATCCGCCGACAAACTTATACGCTGTGCTAAACGAAAGAGTATTACTCCCGCCAGTACCTTGCGTGACGATCATCACATAGGTTGCTCCAGCCTGCGGATTGGTTGGCGTGTTCATCGTGGAGTTGGTTGTCACAGTCAGCGTGGCAACTTGGTTCTCGGCAAGATTCCAAGGAACTGTTCCGCTTGTGATGGTCAACGCTGTGGCCGCGAAATTGTGCGCTCGGCTGTATTGCTGGGCTGTGTTAAGAACAGCCACCCTAGTTCCAACTGTAGCCGACCCTGTGCTGATTGTCACATCGCCAGTAAGTGTGGTTGTGAAATTACCAATCGTTCCAGTAGTGCTGTTAAGCGTAGCAATCGTTCCAGTAGTGCTGTTAAGCGTTGCAACTGTTCCAGACGTAAAGATGCCCGCTGTGCCAGTTGTAGTTCCAGCCGTAAGAGTAGGGATTAGTGCTGTTGTAATCGTCCCATTCGTAATCGTAGCCGCAGTCGATGTAGTTGTTCCAGCGGTAAGGTTGGGAATCGTGCCAGTAGTAATAGTCGCGCTAGTACTTACTGTGCGATTTCCAGTAGCAGTTCCGTAGGTGATAGCACCAGATAGGTTTAGACCAGTATATGTTCCAGCGGTAAGAGCATCGTCAAACAAATTCTGAACTGTTGCACGCCTAGGCGCACCTGTATCAGAAACACCGCCAACAGCGATCAGAAGCTGGTCGGCAGTTCCTACTGTTGTTAATTCGGTCTGGGTTGTAATTAACCCAGCGTAAATTGATGTATCGTCAATAAGGTTATGCAGGCCAGCAGCAGTAACAGTGCCGTTAGTGGCAAATGTTTGGGTTCTATTTAGAATTGTTGCCATAAATTAAGCTATAAACCTCATTGCGGTTGCGTAAAGCGTGCCAGCTGGGATTGTTCCATGTGAAATTGTATCTGTATTAAGAATTGTGTATCTAATAACATTTGCACCCTCAACCCTAAATTGGCTCATCATTCTTGCTCCTGCGGCGGGAACTCCAGCAGTACCAGAACTTGAACTAAGTGAAGTAAGTCCACCAAAAACAATATCACCAATCGCTGCGCCAGAAACTGTAAATGTTCCAGTTGTTATATTTGATCCACTTGTTATTGAGTCAATGTCTTGAAGTGTTGCGCCAGTAAATGCAGCAGTTCCATAATTAAATGCTGTGACTCCACCAGTAGAGCCAGTAATCCTAGCTGTTCCAAATGTAGCGGAAGCAATCGTTGATACGTTTACTGATTCAGTTCCAATTGAAGCTGTGCTTACAGAAATTGTACCCAGCGTGCTTGTTCCAGTAGAAGATGTAAAGCCAGTAGCAAAGGTTGTTACGCCGTTGACGGTTGGGATTGTTGCGGTGCTAATTGTGGCTGTGCTAATTGTGGCTGTTCCAATCGTAACCGTGCCAGTAGTGGCAGAGATGCTAGAGCTAAAGGTGGCTGCACCAGTAACGCCTAAAGTAGAGGAAAGGGTGCAAGCGGCTGTTACGCCTAGCGTGGAGGCTAGGGTGGTCGCTCCAGCCGCATTAAGCGTGCCAGTTGAGTTTACGCCTGTCGTAGATAGCTGAAGCGCGGAGGATACGTTGTTGCCATCGGTGATGGTCTGGATCGTGCCGTCAATGCCAGTAGTGCCGTTAGTCTTAATTAGCTGGACGTAACTGGTCGAAATGTTCTGTGTTCCAAGTGTGGGCATTTAATCTCCTAGTTGGCGAAGCGGTTTTTGAGGACATCCCAAGCCATTGAGCAGGCCAGCCCAACGACTCCAGCTACAGCCAGAACCTTCGTCTTTAAGGTTTCCAGCGCACCTAACCTATTAGCAACATCCCCGTGGAAAGCAAGTGACCTTTCGATCAT